AGGTAACTGTCCTTTTTGAAATGCAAAACCTTCTGCCTGTATTGGCATTTTTATATAAGTATTACCAGCCCAGATAATATCTCCATTTCCTACTCTATTTGTACCAGCATGAAATCTATAAGTAGCCGTTGATCCATGTATTGCAGCTTCAGTTGTAATAGTGAATAATTCAATTATTGCTGAAGGATTGATCTTTTGTAGATCAGTAATAATAGGAGCAGTACTCATGGTTCAAATACTTCTCTAAATGTTGCCTGTATTGTAGCTCTATTGTTATATGGTATTGATTTATTCCAAGTTTCGCAAACAAATTTTTGCGCAGTAGCCTCTCCAGGTGCAGTAAAATCAAAGCTATCACTATCATTTGCACGGGAATCAAGGAAGGTTTCTATTTCATCTGCTTCTGTCTCTGATACGTTGAAAGTAAAATTATAAACTTTTGGATTTTGATGCTCTGCTAATCCAAATAATATTCTATGTTCAAACCCATCAGCAAAACGAATTGTTCTAGTTAATGGTGCGGATCTTTTTTGCTGCCCATAAACAGGTTTGATCGAGGGAAACGTAGCCATTATGCAAGCAAACCTCCAGGTCTTTTTTGCTGTACTAATTCTGATTGTATAGCAACTGATATAAGACGACCAAGTTCTCTACCTTGTTCTTCATCTCCTTCAACAGAAGAACCAGAAGCATCTACGTTTACAACTATGTTTGTTGAACCACCACCAACTCCAGCTAAGTCATGGTTAGGTATTATATTTCCAGACTGGTTTGGAACAAATAATTCTGGTCCACGTTCTCCTACAATATATGGTTTTCTCATTCCTACAGGACCTCCATTAGCGGCAAGTCTTACATCAGTATTCTGTATATCATTTAACGGAGTGGTGCTGAAGTTGAACATATTACCGAACAAACTTAAAATACCTTTTTGAAGTTGAGTAGCAGCTAATTGTGCAGCAGTATCTAGGAAGAAGTCTGCTATTCTATTCAGCATATTTCTAAACGCATCGGCAACAGTCATTGTGCCTTTGATTATGCCCTTAAATGAATCTTCAAATGATTCACCCATTGCTTTAGATAGATTCACAGCTTGAAGAGTTGTATCATTTAGATCACGCATCTTCTTATTCAATTCATTCATGCGGCTAATAGCTGGATCGGCAGCGTTTAACCTGTTTAATGTTATCTGCTCCTCTAAATCTTTCTGTAGCTCCAGATTCTTTAAAGTCTGCTTTGCTCTTTCTAACTCTGCTTTACTTCCACTTTCTCTTACAGCTTCTACTTCAGCTATCTGTTTTTCTATTGCAAAATCTAATTTATTTAATTTATTTCGTTGCTCTAAAACTATTAGATTTTTTTCAGAACCTTCAAACCTTGCTTTTTCTATCTTTAGCTGTGCCTTGAGATCCATCTCATTTTCTTGAAGTATTTTCTTCTGTAACTCAGTTAATTTAAGAGTATCATCAAAATTCTTTACCTGATCTTTTAGTATTCCTAAATCTAACTGCCCTGCTGATATTTCTCCACCTAATCTTCTAAATTTAGTAAATGTTTTTCCTAGTTCTCCACTTTGTGCAAGTTCTCTTTGTTTTTCTTTAGTATCAAATTTTGCTCTCAATTCATTTCTCTTTTTTAGTTTCTCCTGTAAGGAGGCTTCCAAATCAGTTATTTTCTTTATCGCATTTTCACGTTCAGTTAAAGTTCTATCTATAGTATCTTTTAAACTTTCGCCTTCTTTTGGTGTACCTCCTCCGCCTAATACAAAATTAAGCATTTTCATAAGCCCAGTTAAAGGACCCGATGCTAATATCGCAAGTTCCGTTCCTAACCTAGTGGTAACTTTTCCAAACTCTTTAAATGCTTTGTTCATTTCTTCGAGACTATCTGCACCGCCAGCACCAAACTGCATACCAAATCTAGCCCTTGCAAACTGTCCTGCTGCTGCTGTAAGTCCTGCTGACTGTAATATTGAAACAGAAGTAGTTATATTTCGGTCAAATCTCGATAGGTTTGTAACGAGTTTATCTAAATTTTGTGTAGGGTCATTTAAAGCAGCCCCTAATTCATTTAATCCATTTACTGTATTAGTTACTGTCTGTAATAACGCTGTAGCAACAAGACCTCCTGCAAATCCACCTGTTGTACCTCCTAATGCTCCACCTATTAATCCTCCTCCAAAACCAGCAGCAGCACCTAATGGTCCTTGACCAAATAGTAATGGAAACGAACCACTAATTAATGCTCCAGAAAGAACTCCTCCGCCTCCACCTCCACCTCTGTTCGCACCTCCGCCCGTACCTCTATTAAAACCTCCTGCTTGTCTATTTGTTATATTTACAGACTGCTGTTGTACTCTTAAATTATCTTTAGCTATTTTTAGTTCTAATCTATCCTTTTTTATTTTTTGGTCTTGGACTCTGTTTTCTTTAATTTTTAAAGCTAGTGCATCTCTGTCCGTTTTTAGTATTTGCTTACTGGCTTTACCTTTTAACGCTAATCTATTTAGTTTAGCAATACGTTCCTCAAGCTCCCTTAATTGGTTTTTAGCTTGCTTTGTATCTAGTTTTATATTTACTTCGTAATTAGATGCCACTACTTTCTAATAAACATTGCTTTTAGTTTAGCGTACCTTACGATATTGGGCTTTCTTTTTTGCATCTTCGTATGCCTTTTCTTCTCTTTCGCCCTTTAGAGTAAAGTATGCGTTCCATGCACACGCTTCTTCCATTGTCATTTCTTTCTGAAGGCTAGAAACTGTCATTCCTAACTTTTCGGCTATGAAAAACTGTAAGTATAGATAGTTGTCTTTATCAAGTTGTGCTTTTTACGGCATCGGGGGTAGCCTCCTCACCCAACTCTTGCATCTTTGTCATAAGCTCTAACAAGACTGCCAAAGGTATCTCTCTTCTTAGACTAGGTTTGTCAGCTTCAACAAATAGCTTTTGACCATTTTCATCTTCAGCTTTACTTATTACCACTTGCAAAGCAAAGTCTAAATTTCCCTCTTCTTGACCTCTATTAGATGCTGCTAAAGTAGCATTTATGGTGTCTCTATCTGCAATAGTTAAGGGCGACCAATACACCTTTAAAATTAGTTCTCCGTTTTTGTAAATTGGGTAACTGCTTTTGCTGTTTATGCTAAATGCTTTCTTTAGCTTGTCGATTGCTCTATCTGTTGGCATACAAATTAAATAGTGTATTTACTTATTATACTACTACTTTATTACTTAAAACCAACCTTTTTAAATGCTTTAGAAATATCAAACTTTATAAAGTTGCCTTTTGTGTAAATATTGTACCAATTTGGACCTTTTCTAGCCGTAAGTGTATGCTCTCTTCCATGCTCTGCGTATGTAACAAGGTCTCCTCTTTTATTGGGTAATTTTTGACCTGGGGCATTTATAGCAAAACCAGCGTATTTAGCTCTGTTCCCTACATACAAGTCTTGTTGTAAAGGAGATGTAGGAACTCGTGCATTAGTCTTAACTTTTCTGCCTTGAGCGTCAGGTATTTCATCAAAAGATGTTTCTGGTATTCTTTTTCTTGTGGGTTGTACTGGATTTTTAGATACGACCCAGTTCTCTCCGAATGTTCCTGTCCACCAAGGACCTTCTTCAGTCAGTGTCTTTACAATAGTTTTTGCTAGTTCTTTCTTTCCTTTTACAAGCTGCTTTTCAATATCTTCGGTTAATTTTGTAATTGGTTTAGGCATTGGCAGTAAATAGACAGCTTACAACTGATAGAAAATGACTATCTCCTTCTACAGTAACAGAAGTTGGACCTTCTATCTCAGAAACCCTTGGAGTTACCGAAAACGTGTCGGAATATCCAGGTGCATTTACGGAGGTCAATCCATCAATAACTGATTCGGCTATGGCAGATGCAACGGCACTTCCTTTATTTGGTGGTGTCATAATTCCGCATCTTATAGATCCAGCATAATAATCCTGTGCTGCACCTTGAGCTTGTGTAGTTGATTGTGTAAAATCAAGGCTTACCATTACATATTTTTTAGTTTTTCCTGGAGTTGTAAAAGGCATATTATCGAAAACAACTGTCACTGTGTTGTCAGCAGTAGTTACTGCGTTTTTGATTGCTGTTTCAAATGCTGCTCGTGTGTTTACTAAAGTCATTAGAAAATAACGTCAACTCTGAATAAATACTCCTGACCGCCACGCAAAGTTCTTACATCTGTAATCTTCGCAACTCTGGTCGACCCAGAAAATGTAAGGGTTATTTCGTCTGATAGTAAGGGTTGGCTGTCTCCTATGAGATCAGGTGTTATGTAAATTCTAGCTATATTCTCTTGGAATCCTGTTTCTTCGCTGGATTGTATAAATTCAACGGGAACTTTTATTGTGTAGCTGGTGTCACTGGTAGTTACTGCACCAGTAGATGTGTTGTACGATGTAGATGATTTTCTAGTGTAGATAATAGTTGTGTCTAATGAGTCTCCTAGTTGAGACACCACCTGTTTTGCAATTTGTTTTAGTGCTGTGTCTAGTTGTCCTGCCATTATCCTCTAACCGCCCGTAGTTGGAAACTGCCAGCACCGCCTAGCATATACGCTCCAAGATAACTTTGTAGCCATGGGTAAACATCTAGAATATTATTTATAGATCCAGTTCCCTGACTTGCAGTGTTGTACTTAACTTGAATATCTCCTAGTTTTACTTCTTCAAAGTTTCCATCTTTACCAGTAGTTCCTGTAACGGCATCTGTATCATTTGCTAATGCTCTGGCTAATTCATATTGTGCATACTTGATACCATTAGGGATTTTAGAACAAGCTAATTCAACACCATCTACTTGATAATTATTTCTCGGAAACTTTAATGCCTGTCCATCATCACATCTATCCCCATAAAAAACCAAAGTATCAATCCATCTAGCAGCAGATATTAATGATCTTTTCTTTTGATCGTCTGTTTTATTTGTCCAAGTAGAAGAATCTGGGGAGGTATCAAAATAGTCGTTAGCTTCAGACAAAGTAACGTAGCTATTAGCATTTTCTCCTTTTATTGTTGCATTTATGGTAGCTGCCACGATTAATAAAGTAATTTAGTTTTATTGTAGCGTAAAGAAAAAACCCCACCAATAATTGATGGAGTTTTTGATGACCACACTTTAATGATATTAAGGATTAGTAGTTGTATCAAGTGGTGAGTTGACGATTAGTTCAACTATAGGAATTAAATCAGCATCGTATGTGATTCCCCAGTTGTTATCGTTAGCTAACTGTGCGTTAGTTGGGTTGTCAGTAGCAGATGTCCACTTAGTTCCCATAACGTGATAAGCACTGTGGTAATCAACTGACATTACATCTTGCTTAGATAAGATGTTTCTATCTGATTCAATACCTAGAGGAGATTGCTCACCTTCAAGAATTGTTCCTGACTTAATTAAGTAGCAACGGAACTCTTTTTGATGACCTGTTGTACCAGGGTGAACTGTATTAACTTGAGAGTCAATAACAACATTCATACCAGCGAACTGACCGATTGATCTGTCAGTTACACCAACACCACCGCCACCCCATTGGACAGCACCACCAGAAGTTAGAGAATCACTAGAGAATGTCAACATACCAACCTGATATAGATAGTAAGCAACAGATGGGTGAATTACTAGAGTATCTAGCTCTTCTCCTCTTTCTCCAAGAAGGTTTCTTGCTCTTGCAACTGTAGCTGCTGTTAAGAAGTTATCAGTGCCAGCACCAGAAGCAGTACCTTTACTTAGGTCAAGTGCGTTTGCACCTAATGGTCCAAAAGTAGATCCAAATAAACCATCTAGCAAACTAAATAGTCTTGCAGAGTTTAGCTTATTGATAGCATCTGCAATCTGGTTTCTGATGTGACCCATTGGATCTTCACCAGCAGCCAATACAGCTACGTCATCAACAGCATACGCAAAACCTCTATGACAGATAGTTGCGATCTGTGTTCCTGTACCAATCTTTTGTGGTGTCAAATAACCATTGTTACTTGTACCCCATGTTGCTGTACCATCTAAAATTTCTTCAGTTGGAGCGATTGGGTTAAATTCTGGAACTTGTATTCTTG